ATATCTTCAAGAAGCATTAGATAATGGATTTGATGTAGAAGTTGATTTATGGTTTATAGAAGATAAATTATATCTAGGTCATGATGAACCTCAGTATTTAATAAGTCACTCTTGGTTAACTCAATTTCTTTATAGACTATGGGTACACTGTAAGAATCCAGAAGCTATAGTTTATTTACAAGAAAATTATCCTCAAATAAATTACTTTTGGCACCAGGAAGATACATTAACTCTGACTTCAAAGAAATACATATGGGTTTACCCAGGTAAACAACCTATTAAAGATAGTATAGCAGTTATGCCTGAGATACATAATGATGATATCTCTCAATGTTTAGGAATTTGTAGTGATTATATTCAAAATTATAAGTAATGAAAATAGCTATTTGTGTAAGTGGTCAAGCGAGGAATTTTAAACAAAGTTATAATAGTTTAAAGACACATTTATTAGACAAATATGACTGTGATGTGTATTTCCATACTTGGAAAACTCCTCATTTTGAATCAACTAATTTTGGATTTGGAAATACTCAATATACGTTAACAGATAATGATTATAATGATCTTATTCAATTATATAAACCTAAAAATTATATTATAGAAAAACCTATAGTATTTGATGCTAGTGGAATTAAATGTCCTATTTGGAGACAACCTCTAAATAATAGTTTAAGTATGTTCTACTCAATATATAAATCAATTCAATTAGTTGAAGGAGAATATGATTATATTGTTAGAACAAGATTTGATATAGATTACTCTAAATTTAATTTGGAGTTACCTCAAGAAGGTATTACATTACCAGAATGGAATACTGATATTAGAGTTAAAGACAGAGGATACTATGATGTATTCGCAATAGGCAAACAACAAGACATGACAACATACTCAGAAGTATTTTCAAATGTTATATCATATGTTACAGATGATGTTGATTTCTTTCACTCATTATTTGGTGGATGGCCAGGACAAGACTCTCCACTTAGAAATGAATATTTACTAAAATGGCATTTAGTAAAAAACAGTATTAAAGTAAAAACAATTCCTACATTAGAGGAAAAATCAGATGTGGGTTTAATTAGGTAGTATGAAAGGAGTTATAACTATATTTGCTTTACCTCAAGAATTAGAGGATTTAGCTTTAACATTATATAATTTAAAAAGAAATTCCATTTATCTTGATACTACAGTTAAATACAAAGTAGAAATTACTATGTGTTTATCTGATAAATTAACTAATTGGGATGAATCTAAATTACCTAAAGATTATATTAAAGAAAGAACTGAAGAATTAGTCACTAAATTTTTAGATTGGTGTGAGTGGACTTTACTTTGGGGTGATGAAAATATATTAGGGTGTGTATCTCAAAGAAGATATAGTTTAAATAATAATTTAGATGCTGACTTTTTTATATGGTTAGATTGTGATTTTATATTTAAGGACACTACCTTAAGTTATATGACTCAAGCTTATCAAACTGTAAAAGAAGAAAATATTGATTTATTTATACTTACTCCTCAATTTGTAAAACAGTGGGATAACACTTGGGATGTAATTGTTAATAAATCATTTTTAAATTATCCATTAGATTATGAATTAGTAGCAGATGTTTATAAAGATACATTACCTGATATAGGAGATGTAGAAGTAAAATCAATACCTACATTTAAATTTGCTGGGGGGTGGTTCACTTTAATATCTAAAGATCTTCTAATTAAAACAGGGGTACCTGAGTCATTAGGACATTATGGTTTAGAAGATACATATATTATTGAGTGTTGTAATATATTAAGACAAAAAGGTAAGAGTGTGTTTCAATTTATATTAGAAAATCATATAATAGGAGAAAGTTATACTCATCGTCCTAATGAAACTATTAAAAAATACATATCAAGTATAAGTAAAAAAGATGAGTTCACTAGAATAGCTCATTTAAATTTCCCAATTGAAATAAATAAATTTTATGAAAGAAGTAACAGTAGTATTAACAGCCTGTAATAGAGCTGATTTGTTAGAAAAAACTTTAGATAGTTTTTTTGAAATGAATACATATCCTTTAAAACGTTTTATTATTATAGATGATGGAATGAATTTTGGATGTAATGATTTTGTTAAAGAAAAATATGAATTTCCTATAGAACTCATTTATAATGACCCTAAATTATATCAAATTAAATCTATAGATTATGCTTATTCATTAGTAGATACAGAATATATCTTTCATATGGAAGAAGATTGGTTATTTTTGAAAAAAGGATTCATTGAAGACTCAATGAAAGTTTTAGAAGCTGATGATAATATTTTACAAGTATGGCTTAGAGGTATAGATGACACTACTGCTCCTCACCCTTGGAAACCAGATGTGTATGAAGTAGATGGATTAAAATGTGTATTGTTAGAGTACACAGGTATATGGAATGGTTTTAGTCTAAACCCAGGATTAAAAAGACTTAGTGATTGGAAGAAATTACCTAATGGTTATAATGGATGTGAAAGGATTACTCCTGAAGAACAAAGCGGTGGTGTTACTTTAGAATGTGACATATCAGTAGAGTATGCTAAACAAGGAATGATTGCTATGAGATTCTTAGAAACATATATTACTCATATAGGTTGGGATAGACATATAATAGATGGAATAAATGGAAAATAATATACCCAAATTTACATTTTGTATTACTTCAAAGAATAATTTGAGATATCTTAAACATGCTGTTTTTTATATAAAAGAAAACTCATCTAGAGAACATGATATATTAGTATTCATAGATGCTGATAGTGACGGAACTGAGAACTGGTGTAAAGATAACAACATAAAATATATCAAAAATCAATCAGATAAATTATTTGGTATAGGTAATGCTTATAATTTATTAGTCAAAGAATCTCAAACTGATTTTAATGTTATATATCATGCTGATATGATAATGGGAAAGGGATTTGATGTGGCGTTATACTCTAAATGGAAACCTAAAACAGTAGTATCCGCTACCAGAATAGAACCACCACTGCATCCTTCAGATCCATCTAAAATTGTTTTAGATTTTGGATTATGGCCTGAGTTAGATATAGTTGATGGTTTTAAATTAAAGGAGTTTAATGAATTTGTAGATAAAAATAAAAAAGATATTGTAACAAATGGTATATTTGCTCCTTGGTTAATACATAAAGATGATTTCAATGATGTTAATGGTCATGATCCTATTATGAAATCACACAGTGAGGATAGAGACTTATTTAATAGATTTTTATTAAATGGATATGATTTAATCCAAAGTTGGGAAGCGTTAGTTTATCATTTAACATGCAGGGGAGGACAATTTGAACATGCCTCTAAAACTAAAGATTTAAATTTTAAATCAAATGATTGGAATATATTAGCCCATAACCAGACTAGAGAATTTATTCGTAAGTGGGGTACGCCTCCAAAATACAATGAATATCAATTTCCAATTGTATCATCAAAATATGATATTGGTTTTATAGTTAAAAATTGTAACCAACAATTATTAGAAGTTTTAGAACCATGGTGTTCAACTATTTATGTAGATTGTGATTATAAACAATATATCGAAAAAGAACAATTAAACACATCATTTAATCTTTATAATCATATTAGACCTTATGATAATGAAAAACAAAATGAAATATTAGTATCATTTGATATTACTCAATTAAACCAACAAAATTTCCAAATAATCCAACAACTACCAGACATAATTAAAGACAATGGTGAGATAGGTTCATTTGAATTAGATATATTTAAAATAGATATCATCCAAATGAATGAATATCAAAACACCCTTATTAAAATATAGTTTGGTGTTTATTTATTTTTTTATTATATTTAGTTAAAATTAAGGTTATGGAATTTGAATATAAGACATATTGTTTCTACTCACATATGGATTCAAATGCTGAGTCATTAGGTATATGTGAAGCCGGAACAATAGGTATAGCTACTATTCACTTTGCTTCTACAAAACGAATGGAAATAAAAGACTTTCTAAAAATATACTCAGTAAAGGAGAAAGATGAATCTAAATAATTTTGGAAATAAACTTAGGTTAAATAAAAGCGCTAAGAGTAAAGAAAATGAAGTAAAACAAAACTTCATAAATATTATTACTCAATTAGAAGCATGTTGGATAAGAACTAATTTCTTACATACTAAACTCAATGTTGACTTTTGGAATTATGAAGAACATTTTTACCATATCATTGAAGATCTGATCTACTCTCAATATGAGAGTTGGAAAGCAGATCTTATTTTCTGGTACGTATATGATAGAAAAGATGTGGAAGGTAATATTTTAGCTTTAGAAATAACTGAAGGTGATAAATCTCCTAAAAAATATAAGTTAAAAACACCTGAAGAACTCTGGAAATTAATTGAGAAAATAGATAAAATAGAAAATAAAGGAAAAAAAGATGAGTAGAAAATGTATTACTTGTGGTGTGGAAATTGATCCGAGACGTATCAAAATTTTACCTCAAACTCAAACTTGCACTCAACACTCAACAGCCGAAAAGAAAGTAGCTGTAACTGTTCAGATGGGTGAAGGTGATCATACCTGGATTGAGACATACGCTGTTGAGAGAGAGGATTATGATAAAATGATGGAGTTTGAAAAAAATTATAAAAAACAAAATGATTTAAAAGATAAACCATCTATGAAATCAACTGATGAGGATGATATTATTCCTACTATTGATGATTTTGATGTAGATGAAGAAGATGAAATTGAAGAAGAAGAATAATGGCTAAAGCAAAACCATTAACAAAAGAAATGATCCTTAGCGCAATGGATAAAACAAAATCTGTTCGCGCTGCGGCTCGTTATTTAAATTGTTCTTATGTACATCTTAAACAATATATGAAGTTGTACAAGGATGAGAATGGAGTATCTTTATTTGACTCACATAAAAACCAGTCAGGTAAAGGTATTCCTAAATTTTTATCAGCGTCTCATTACAATAAAAAAGACCCAGCTATACTTGATATTATAGAAGGTAGAGTAGATGCCTCTCATTTCAACCCACAGAAGTTAAAGTATAGAATGATAACAGAGGGTTATTTGAAGGAAGAATGCTCTAATTGTGGATTCCATGAACGACGAGTTTCTGATTATAAAGTCCCACTTATCATGCACTTCAAGGATGGCAACAAACAGCATTATAATTTAGGTAATGTTGAAATGCTTTGTTATAACTGTTATTACTTAATGGTAGGGGATGTATTTGATAATAAACAACTTGAGGGATTAGAAGATCATAAACCAACTTATGGTAGTCAAGTAGATTGGGAATTAGATGAGTACACTAAACAAAGATTAATAGAATTAGGATTAGACAAACCTGAACCAACAGATGATGGTTCAGAGTTTATTAGTAGACTTTAGATAATATTTATCAGTGAGTATGAAAAAGCAAAAGCATAAAGAGATTGAAACTGATTATGAGACTATTAAGTCTAAACATCTTGAAAAGTTAGCAGATCAGATTCTTAAAAATGATGAGAAGATGAATCAACTCAAAGGAAAAAATATTAATCCGGATTTCTTAAATTTATTTTAATATGGCTATTGAATTTACATTAAATAACAGTGACGAGTTCCAAGCGATGGTTGATAGGAGAGATTTTTCAATAGCACAAGCAGTTGTAGAAACAATATTAGCTAACTTAAATACTCGTAAACAGCATATTCATGTATTAACAATTAATTGTTTAGATGAAGGTGAAGCTTATGACATTACATTAGAAAGAAAACATTTTGTAGACACATTACAGGAAAATCTGAAATACTATGTAGAAAATGAAAAGTATGAAGATTGTACTAAAATAGTAGAAGCAATTAACACCCTAAAAGAAAAACAAACACACACGAAAAATGGCAAAAACAAAACAAACATCAGCAACAAAGATGTACTCTCCTAAACCGAGAAGAAAGAGACCAGGAGTACATAGTAAGAAAAAAACATCAAAAATGAAAACAAGTAAGCATTATAAAAAAGCTTACCGCGGACAAGGAAAATAAATTAAATAAAATAGTTATGAGTAAAAACACTAATCTACAACGTTATGAATGTTTAAAGTCTTATATTCAAGTTTTGGAAGGTAAACGTAAGAAAAAAGAAATTACCAAGTTACGAAACGAAAAGACATATACTACCAAAAACGCTTATAAACGTGAGTATTAAGAATTATTTAGATGATATCCCCGACAAGGATTTAATCGCGTTAATTGAAGATGACTGGGACAATATTCGAGATTTCTGCATATTGTTTACCCTAGATATGCAATTAATTGAACAGGAGCGACCACCCCAGAACCTCCCTAACTAAAAGTTTGGCCTTCGGGCCATTCTTTATTATATTTAGATCACAATTAAGGTTATGGAAAAACAAATATATCATGTTCAATCGTCATTAAGACCAGCAATTATTGAATTAGATAAAGGAACATTTGTAGTGCCCGCTTGGGTTGAAGTACCTAAAGGTACCACTTTAGATCAGATTATTTGGGATAATAAAATTGAAATTAAACCTAATCCAGACCTTATTAAAGTAACAGGTTCATCAGGAGATGTTTATACTATTCAAAAGATAGGTAATAAATACAGATGTAGTTGTCCTGGTTATTTTAGAGCTAAAGATAAAATTTGTAAACACATAAAACAATTAAAATAAAGGTTATGAGTAAAAAAGTAGGAAAAATCACCAACACATGGAAGAAAGCACTTCAATCAATCAAAGCTAAAGACACTGAGAGTGCTATTGAACAATTAGATACTTGTTTACTTATCTTAGCTAAAGCAACTGAAGAAGGTCTTGACATGATAGACAATTTAAGAGTTGATCTTTGGAAAATGAGAGTATGGGTTAAGATTGAAGACTTAGTAGGATTACCTGAATATGATAACGCTTATGAAAGACAAGAAATCTAAATTTAAAATAGAACAAGAGCCTCAGTTCATAGTATTAAATGATCAATGTCAGGCATTTATTGGATTTAAAAAAGGTGAAGCTATATTTTCTGATGATTTAGATCTAGCAAAACCACTTTATAATGATAACCAAGTGGCTACACTCAGAGTATACACTTATGGTAAATTAGAAAAAGAATATATATGAATTTAGTATACGGAATATTAGTTGGCATTATAGCTCAAGTGATAGCTTTTTACCAATTACAGGGAAGATTTAAATATGATTTTCTTAGAGACAATCAGTGGTTCGCTGTTTTATTAGGTATTCCTATTTCATATTTGTTTATGACTTCTGTCACATTTATGGTGGAACATTTTGAAGGACAACTTTGGCCCTCTCGGTTAATAGGTTTTGCTATTGGGACAGCTATTTATACATTTATGTCAATACTTTGGTTCAATGAGCCAATAACTGCTAAAACAACTATTTGTTTGATATTAAGTTTTATTATATTATTAATTCAATTATTTTGGAAATAACATGGCTGAGAAAAAAGGTTTAACAGTTAAAATGATTTATGATTTTCCAACCCAAAAAGCAACTGAAATATTTGAAGATGGGTTTGGGTGGTTTAGGGTAACTTGTAATCGTTTTAGAAGTTATAATGGGCCTAGAAGAATATGTTATTGGAATGAAGACGGTTCACCTAACCACCAAGAATACAATGGCCCAGTTTATTATTTTGAAACTAATAAAGTATATACAGGCAAAGATAAAGGTTATATTTACCCACATAATTACAATTATAAACCAAGAGCAAGAAGAGGAGAAGAACATTTAATTAAGTGATATGTATTGATATGCCTGTATCTAAAATATCAAAAATTTATTTATTTCATGTTCGTAAAGTAATTAGTGTCCTTAGTTCTATTGAAAATGAAGAACAACTATACTCAGGGAAAAATATAATTGATAATTTTGTTAGGTATTGGAGATTTAAAGGAGTTGGAGTAAAAACTATTAGAAATAGTTTGGCGATGTTTAATAGTATTTATAACTTTAAAAAGAGAATTTTTCAAAATTATGACTAACGAAGAGCGCATTGAAGAAATAATGTATCAAGCACACGCAGCTGGTGATGTAGATAAATTACATGAAATGGTAAAAAATTTACAAATGCGTAATACAGATAAGAGTAAACGACTAATTGATTTTTATGAATTAGCTCATTTCACTCTTAAAACAGATAGAATGTAAATAAAAAATAAATAAATATGTTAACAACAATTATCACAGTTATCTTAGTAGTGGGGTTATTTGCCGCATTAGGTTTTACTACCAATCGAATTGGTTCATTAGAAGATGAAATTGATTTATTACACGACTCAATTAATACTCTTCACCAAGAAAAAGAAATGATTGACGCTACACGCCAGTTACTTAGAAATGAAGTAACAGTGTTGAAAGCTCAAATCAGAGCAATGGAAAGCAGATCAATGCATGCTATTGTTGATGTTCCTAAAACTGAGGAAGCTAAACCTAAAAAGAAAAAATATTTTAAGAAAAAATCGGCTCCCAAAATGTCGGCTGACAAGAAGTAATTAAAACTTTTTTCAATAGAGGCTTGGAAATCCAAGCCTCTTTTTTTATATTTATAGTATAATATAAAACACATGGAAAATAATAATCAACTAAATGGTTTATCATTACGACACGTCGCTCAAATAGTGAGACGTAGAATGATACAGAAGGCAAAACCTTCAGGTAAGGTATATAATAGAAAAAAATATAAACATGGTAACGAGGAATGATGTACTTACTCTTAATGGTACACCTTATGTTATAAGACGTAGAGTGTGGTTTGGTAGATTTGTAGATAACTTAAATGGAGGTCAAATAAGAAATGATCTTATTGAGTTATGGAAAGAATATACTGAATCAGATCAAGTGTATCAAGAAGGAGAAGCAATATTCTTTTTACAAGAAATTAAAGAACCAGAATGGGAGGAAATACAATGCGAAAATTAATTTTATTTTTAATTGTGGTAGTTTTAGCTTCATGCTCAACTCCACAACATGGTTATAATTACAAACGTCATAGTAATAGACAACAAACCATGTATAAACAAACCAAACGAGTTAATAAAGGTAGAAACCAACTCCAACATCAGTGTTCACCTAAAAAACATAGATAATGACTAGTAGAAAAAATAGATACTTTGACAGAGAAGACCAATTCAGAAGTATTGTTTTAAGTAATGATATTGATAATGAATCAGTTGAAGAAGTCATTCAGTTTATATTAGATGCTAATGAGTATGATGATGAGCAAGAATCTGCTATTAAAGAGTTTGAACGTAAACCAATTAAGTTAGTTGTTAATAGTTTTGGGGGTGTAATTTATGATGGTTTTGCTTTAGTAAGTGTAATTAAAACCTCAAAAACACCAATCCATACCTATTGTTATGGTTACGCTATGTCAATGGGGTTACCAATATTTGCTGCTGGGTGGAATCGAATTGCTAGTAAATATGCTACATTTATGTATCATGAGGCTTTAAATAGTTATCCTCAATTTGATAAATTGTCTATTATTAAAGATGATTTAGATGAATGTAATCGTATAATGAAACAATATGATGAGATTTTACTATTAAACTCAACAGTGTCTCAAAAACAATTAGACGATGTTAAAAAATCAAGACGTGATTGGTACTTTACAGCTGAGGAAGCATTAAAATATGGGATTGTTGATGAAATTATATAATTGGTGGAGACAATTTGTTAAACGACACATAATTGACAAATGCCCACCAGAATTGGACGATTTGTTCTAAAAAGTTTGGCCTCCGGGCCATTCTTTATTATATTTAATCATTATGAAAATAGAATTAAATAAAGATCAAGGTTTATGGTTCACAAGTGATACTCACTATAACCACACCAACATATGTAGAGCAACTACACGTTGGACAGATGCTGATAGTGTGACTCGTGACTTTCCATCATTAGAGAAAATGAATGAGACTTTAATAACTAATATTAATAAGTATGTTAAACAGGACGATATTTTAATTCACTTAGGTGATTGGTCATTTGGTGGTTTTGAGAGTATTAAAGAGTTTAGAGATAGAATTGTATGTCAAAATATACATTTAGTTCTCGGAAACCATGACCATCATATTCAAAATAATAGAGATGATGTTCAATCACTATTCAGTTCAGTTAACCAATATCTAGACTTAGATGTTAGATGGTGGGTTGCTGGTAAAATAAAAGAACGCGCTCGTTTTATTTGTATGCACTATCCAATTGCGAGTTGGAATGGAATGAATGATGGAGCAATTCATCTACACGGACACGTCCACTTACCCAAACATCTAAGAATGGCAGCAGGTAAAGCAATGGATGTAGGAGTAGATGGAAATGATTTGGAGCCAATTGAAATGGATGATATATTAATTAAAATGGTATCTAGACCAATCGCTAAACTATCATTACCAAAAGATCATCACGAAAAAAGATTAATATGAAAACAATAGTATTAGGAGATACACACGGACGTAGTATCTGGAAAGAAATAGTATCCCAAGAAAAAGCAGACCGAGTTATCTTTATTGGAGATTACTTTGATAGCTTTGACATTGAACCAGTTGTACAACAACATAATTTTAAAGAGATTATTGAGTTTAAAGAGAAGGGTGAGTGTGAAGTTATTTTACTAATCGGTAATCATGATTTCCATTATCTACCAATGGGTGAAACATACTCAGGATATAAACATGGAGTGATGCCTGCTAATAGACAACTATTAGAAGATAATAAACATCACCTACAAATGTGTTATCAACTTGATAATATCTTATTTACTCATGCTGGTATTGGTCATGATTGGTTAGTGGATCAAAACCGATATGAGTCAGGAGTAGACCCAGGTACCATAGCTGATTTTGTAAATGCTATTTGGGACTATCAACCATTAAGATTTACATTTTATGGTTTGGACCCATATGGTGATTCAAAAACACAAACACCAATTTGGATTAGACCTTCTAGTTTAATATCTGGTAATAGAAATACATTCTTAAAAACAGATTATATTCAAGTAGTAGGACATACTAAAGTAAGAAAAATTGATATTGAAGGTAAAGCAACTGGAGGTAGATATTATTTTATTGATACATTTGATGATTCAAGTCAGTTTTTGATTTATGAAAATGGAGAATTTAAAGTAGGAGAGTTAAATGCTTGAGTTTAAAAACCCAATACCAGTAATAGTAGAAGGTAAAGAAGGTTATGCTTTATATGTAACTAATAGTGGAACATGGGAAAATGACATTTGGTGTGTAGTCCATTGTGATGGAGGTATAGTTAGACATTATCGCTCAGACCAAATTAAAATTCATGAAAATGGAACATTTGATATTAAGAAATGGAATTAATAACAACTTACATTTGTAAAAAAGGAGACATAGGTGTTCACGATAATATGTTTGGTGGCACCATTATGTCCTTAATTGATGACGCAGCTGCATCTTACACCGCCCAAATCTGTGATACACAACGAGTTGTTACTTTAAAGATTGATGAATTGATTTTTAAGAAACCAGTTAAAGTAGGTAACATATTAAAAATATATGGTGAAGTAGTTGATTTTGGAAACACATCAATAACCATTTATGTTGAAGTAAGAAAACATAATGTTTATACAGGTGCTCAAGAAACAGTGACTCATACTAAAATCATATTTGTTCGAATAGATGATGATGGTAAACCACTTCCTATTCATCAATATGTAAAAGATAGGTACTGGGAACGAAGAAAAGAATTTGGAAAGGGATTACTTAGCGCTGAGGAAAAAAACAATAATATTTATAATAAAAAATAAAACTATGGCATTTAATATCTATAAGTGGAGACGTGATCAATTGTTGGTTGAGAGTAGTATTCATCCTGATCCAAAAGATTTAACAACTAATCCTGAGGCTGACTTAAAAAAATATCGTAAAGATGTTTTACAACAACTTTTAAAAGATCTAGAAAACAATCCTGAAGCGGTTAAGGTCATAAAGGGAAAAATGGAGGCTATTAATGAAGATGAAGGTAAAATCACAGTTAAATCAATTCAACTTTCTGATTTAAAAGATGGTGATAAGTTACCTACTAATATTGGAATGGGTACATTCACTAAAAATCCTATCACAACTGAAGAAGAATTAGAAGAATGGAGAGAATCATTTTTTGATAGATATGGAGATATTGAATTAGTAAGAGGTAATTTAGGATACCAAGCATCCTCTAAACACCCCGCCAATGTACAGGCTCAAGCGGATTTTGATAAATACGCTAGAAGAAGATAAAAATAAATAGGCCTTAGGGCCTATTTTTATTATATTAGAATATAAATAAAAGTTATGAAAAAATTATTAACAACTCTGTTATTATCATTATCACTGTTATCAACACTTGCTCAAGATATAGCATATGCTAGAGCAACTACTTTAAATGTAGGAGTCAAAAACAATTGGACTGGGGAATTTGAATGGGCTGGGCCTCAAGTAATTGATGGCGTCACCATAAAAATTGAACCAGCATCTATATCTATTAACTCACAAACACCTCAGTATTACACAATTTATTCTGACTCTGAAGAAGTTGAAGTAGAAGGATCAGCTGTATATTGGTATGCGTATGATTTAAAAGGTCAACGATGTAGACTTTATTTAATAGAGAATGAAGTAGGAGATGATTTTCTTGCTATTGAGTACAATGACTTTGCATGGATTTATAATTTAATAAGTATAAAATAATATGGCTGAATTTAGCAAACAATGGGTCGAGAAAAATGTCTCGGAAATGGGGTGGGATTTTGATATTGATAAAGTAGTATCAGAATTACCTAAAAGTACAATGGTTCCTTATATTTGTGAAGGATTTGGGTTTATCGCTATTGGAAAAGACGAAAATGAAAACATTCACTTAGCAATGCCTACAGGTAACTATAGTGATGAAGGCACAGAAGTAGAATGGAAAACAATGGAGGAGGTAATTAATGGATAATAATGAATTAATGTCATTATACGACTACTTAGGCAAACCGGCTGGGAATGATTTAGGTAAACAAGTATATCTTGCTGCTTGTTATAAAGATATAAAAGTAGGAATGAGAGAAATATCTAACCCAAAATATACAGGTAATGTAATGTTGTATCCTAAATCGTTTTTGGAAGAATATTTCAAGCCTAAAAACAATACACAACCTAAAGAAAATTTACCGTTTTAAGTGAACTTTTCATGGATAAAGTTTGGCCTATGGGTCATTCTTTGTTATATTTAGGTATAATAAAAAATAATAAGAGTTATGAGCAAATCAGTATCACTTTCAGGTAATCAAGAATTACAATTCGTTACAGACAGTTGGGACAAAACAGTTACAGTTTACTTATTTGATACAATAAGTGACACACGAGTAACATTAACTGAGTTCTCAAATGGTAGATGGAATTCAAAATCAGTTTCTCATTTAGATAAATTTATTGAGTTAATTAAAGTTAACCCTAAAATTAAAATCGCGATGAAAAAAGCATTTGGGGAATTAAAAACTGAAACACCAGTTAATACATTTCAAACTACTTTGAGTTGTTTTAAACGTCGTGTTATTATCAAAATTAAAAAATTAATAAAATGAAAACATTAGTAATACATCCATCAGATTACTCAACTGATTTCCTAAAACCCATTTATGAAGGTATAGAAGATAAAACAGTTATTACTCAAGATAAAACTAGAGATGAGATAATTGAGTTAATTGAGAGTCATGATAGAGTAATGATGATGGGTCATGGATCACCATCAGGTTTATTTGGGATTGGTTTTAATCGATTATTTGTAATTGATAACGGGTTAGTTGAGCATTTGAATAAAAAAGACAATAATGTTTTTATTTGGTGTAACGCAGATCGATTTGTAAATAGATTTGGATTAAAAGGTTTCTATACAGGAATGTTTATTAGTGAAGTAGGAGAAGCATATTACTGTGGGTTACCTAACATACCTCAAAATGTTGTTGACGAGTCTAATAATCAATTTGCTAATTGGGTAGGTGAACTATTTACCAGTAAAAAACCACTTAATGAAGTATATTCTGATATTGTAGACTCATATGGTAAGTTAGCGAATAAGAATATAGTAGCTAAATATAATCATGAACGTTTATACTTTGCCAACTAATGAAATTATCTGAAGTAACTATTTACCCTAGAGCTTACATTGTGACTGGTATTAAAGAAAATATGGCTAGTGAGCGAATTATTGGAATGGGAATTGAAGTAGGTAAAGAAATAAAATTATGTGGTCGTAATAAAGATTTATTAATTGTTGCTATAGGTAATAAATTAGCTGCTACTATAACTGAGATTGAAGCTGATCAAATTCTGATTGAATCGAGATAAGGTTTATGATATTTATTATCAAAAACACTTATGTTATTAAAAAACGGATCAAAAGGAGAAGAAGTAAAACAACTTCAAACACTATTAGGTTTAGGAGCTGATGGCAGTTTCGGACCAATGACTGAAGCTAAAGTTAAAGAATGGCAAGCTAAAAATGGATTAGTAGCAGATGGTATTGTAGGAGATAATACATGGAGTAAAATGTTTGGAGCAACAGCTCCAACTCCTGTTGTAACAACTCTTCCTCCTAGCTCATTTAAATTAGATGCTTTAAAAGGACATATCCCTGATGCTGTATTAGCTCAAATACCTGAGACAGCCGCTAAATTTAATATTACTACTCCACTACGTTTAGCTCATTTCTTAGCACAATGTGGACATGAGTCAGGTGGATTCAAATCAATAAGCGAAAACTTAAACTACTCAGTTGATGGTTTGAAGAGAATATTTGGAAAATATTTCCCTGGTGACTTAGCTGCCTCATATGCTCGTCAACCTGAGAAAATCGCATCTCGTGTTTACGGTTCAAGAATGGGTAATGGTGATGAATCAACAGGTGAAGGATATAAGTATCGTGGACGTGGTTATATTCAATTAACTGGAAAATCTAATTATACTGGTTTTGCTAAATTTATAGGTGAGGATACAGTTGCTAACCCTGATTTAGTTGCTACTAAATACCCATTAGCATCAGCAGCGTTTTTCTTCGATTCAAACAAATTATGGTCAATATGTGATAAAGGAGCTGATGAAGCAACTGTCACTGCGGTTACTAAACGAGTTAACGGCGGTACAATTGGTTTACCTGATCGTTTAAAACACTTTAATGAGTACTATAATTTACTTAAATAAAATAAAGATGACTGAGGCGATTTGGGTAGCACTGATTGGGGGCGTTATTGGACCCATAGTAGTATTATCTCTTAAATGGTGGTTTGATAACAAATTTAAGAAGAAGAAAAGTGATATGGTGACTGAGGCTCTTGAAGTAGGAGCTTTAGTATCAAGTAAATTAGACTCAATTAAAGAAGAATATGACGCTGACCGAGTATGGGTTAGTCAATTTCATAACGGGGGTCATTTTTATCCAACAGGTAAGAGTATAGCTAAATTCTCTATATTCTATGAGACAGTATCAGCAAATGCTCCTTCACTTCAATTAACATTAAAGAATATACCTGTTGCTTTATTTTCTAGAAGTTTTAATAAATTATTAGATGATGATTCAATCCATATCTATGATTTTAAAGATGAAACTACTTCAACATTTGGTTTAAAATACTTTGCTGAAGAATACAAAACCAAATCTCAGTACTTATATGCTATTAAAAACTTTGAAGGACGATTCATAGCTATCTTAGGTATTGATTATACAGGTAGAAAACATAAGTTAACTCATGAACAAGATGAGGAGTTATTAAGAGTAGCCACTTCATTAGGTGGTGTTTTAGCTAATCATTTAAAAATTTAACACACATGACAAATATTTTATTAGAAGCAAACCAATTTGGAATATTCGAACAGTTAGTTAACTACGGAGCGTTAGGTTTAGTAGTATTAGCATTAGGCGCTGTTGGATGGTATATGTTCAAGCGTAATATGGCTGAAAAAGATGCTATGCAAGCTAAAATCAATGAACTTGAAAAAGAATTAAGAGATAGAAAATGAACCAATTAATTATATTTCTACAAGCCACTCCATCATTTGGGGTATTTGAGACATTAACCCAATATGGTGCATTAGGTGTTATTGTACTTGGGTTAGGTGCTGTTTTATGGTATATGTTAAAACGTCAATTGAAAGCTGAAGATGATCTGAAAAAGAAAGTAGATGATCTTCAAAAAGAACTTAATGACTATATTAAAACAGATACTAGTAAAATTCAGAGTTCATTAGACAATAATACTCAAGCACTTAAAGATTTAAGAGAAATTATTTTATTAAGTAAGAAGTGAAAAAAAGATTAGCTTTATATGGTATTTTATTATTGGTTGTAGCATTTGTTATAGCTGATGTATTCATGGCTGGGGATGGTCATATTACTGTTGTTGAGGAAAATGTTTCATTAGTGAAAGAAAACCAAATATTAACAGACCAAAACCAAATCCTATCTTCTGAAAACCAGAAATTAGATTCTGCTAACCAACAACTAACAGAACAAGTTTCAACGTTAACAGAGCAGGTATCAACCTATGAAAAAAAACTTAATACTCCTCCTGCTGTTCGTCCTAAGTCTACTTGGAACCTTGAGGTCCCAACCAACTAATAAGTATCCTTATACTACAATTGATGATGATGGCAAAACACCAGTAGTTGTAATGACTATTGATCAAGCGAATGCTATTAATAGAAAATTCAAAGAATTACAATTAGAATACTCTAATTTAGAAATAGAACACATTATTCTAAAACAAATAACAGAACAACAAGGTGATACTATAGTACAACAACTATATATAATTCGAGAACAACGAAAAAAATTACTACTTGTCCCAGAAAAATAATAAAATGTTTGGCCTCCGGGCCATTTTTTATTATATTTAAGACATGAAATTAAGTACATTATATAAACGCGCCGTTAACGGTAAAGTAAATGAATGGACAGTTGAAATTGAGAACAACTGTTTCAGAACAATATCAGGTTATACAGATGGAGTTAAGACAACTTCTGAATGGACTTGTTGCTCAGGTAAAAATATAGGTAAGAAAAACGAAACCACACCCGAACAACAAGCATTAGCTGAAGCTCAAGCAATGTGGACTAAAAAATTAGAATTAGGTAGTTATGAATCAATAAAAGATATTGATACACCTAAATTCTTCAACCCAATGTTAGCTCATAAGTTTGAAGATTATAAAGATAAAATTACATACCCAGTTTATAGTCAACCTAAATTAGATGGTATTAGATGTATTGTTAGAGCAGATGGTATGTGGAGCAGAAATGGTAAGAAAATTATCTCAGCACCTCATATTTTTGAATCATTAAAACCATTATTTGAATCTAATCCTGATTTAATATTTGATGGTGAGTTATATGCTGATAAGTTTGCAAATGACTTTAACGCTATTTGTTCATTGGTTAAGAAAACTAAACCAACAAGTAATGATTTAGCTAAAAGTAAAGAATCAATTCAATATCACATTTATGATTTGCCTAGTTGTAGTGGTACATTTACTAAACGTTATAGAACGTTATCTGATTTAAATTTACCTGAGTGTTGTGTTTGTGTTAAAACTGATCAAATTGATAATATAAATGATTTGTTAGCTTATTATGAAGACTACACTATGGAAGGTTATGAGGGTCAAATGATTCGTTTGGATAAAGAATATGAATCAAAACGTTCTAAATCACTTCTTAAACATAAATCGTTTATTGATGAAGAATATATTATATTAGATGTAGTTGAAGGTGAAGGTAATAAAACTGGAATGGTAGGTTCATTTATATTTAAGAGTAAGACAGGACATATATTTAATTCATCACCTAAATTTAATTGGGAGGAATGTAAGGCTA